CCTCATTCACGATTCGTTTGTCTGGGGAATTCTCTAAGAGGAACTAGAGAAGAATACGAAATCAATCGCACTCTCGTAAAGATTTGCTACTATATTTACACTTCACGTAGCATAGAAGGTGGCAGCTCCTGTCAAGCCTTGGGTGACATCACTCACATTGCCAAAGTTGCCATAAGGCGGGGGACTTAAAAACAGGAATGAGAAGTCATCCGCAGCAGACTTCCAAAGAAAGGAAGATGCTACGGTTGACGGACACTTTACTGTTAGTAAGGTAGGACCCGCAACGGTTGTTGGATGGTACGCTAACGCTTGGTACCATGGAATTTCAGCCTCCAACATAGGCTTGCCAGTGAAACATACGTCTAATCCTGGCATTGGCACACCATCTGCATATAAGAAAAGACCTGTGATGGAGTTTTCTTTGCGCGCTAGCTTTACGCGTACACCACCTCGGTAATACGTATAAATGAGTCCCCACATCTCAAGGCCCGTATATTTGTTAGCACTCGTTGTGCCTCCTACAGACCAGGTTGGAAAAGCCGCATTATTCTGTATCCTGTACGCAGCTGGGCGGTGCACTATATCCCGGATGCTCCGGTGTTCCTCACCAAATACAATACCAGTATGTTCGAAACCGGTGAAGCTGGGGTGAAATGGCTTGAAAGGTTCGGAGAAGTCCTTACGCACATTTGACTGTACAGTAAACTCTTGTTCGAGAAACTTTGCAACGCGCATATCACTATCACCTGCTTTATAGATATTCACGTAGACAGGGGATGATACTGCCGGTACTGGTTGGGACCACGAAAGGATCTTCATGAAAAGCGAGAATTTTGTGGTGGGAGCAGGGGTATCAGCCAAGAACTTACTTGTGTAGGGGATTGTGAAACTAAACTCGGTATCACCTTGTACGTCGATAACTTGGTGGTAGCAATTTTCCCAATCAGTCTCAGCGGCCAGGTCATTCAAGTACACCACAAAGCGAACGGAATGTAGCGTTGATGCCGTTATATAGCCTTTGAACTTAACAGATCCCCACCAATTAGCGAACTGACGACGAACGAAATCTAGGTACGTCATGTTATAGTCATAAGCCGTAACATCGCCTATTTTCGTAACAGGGGTACCTTGCACAAAGGTTGCTGTGTATAACAACATCGGTGTGCCCATAACATAACTCAACTCCATTTCATCCAGGGTAACACCACCAGCCACCGGGTTGCATGTAACAACGTTTTCAGGATCCATGGCGAACTTTTCGGAGTAATCAACTCCACGTCCCGTCGCAAAACCAGTTGTAACTGATAGCTTAACTGGTTGGGACGCCGCAACAGTGGTCGGTTTGTCAAGTGCCATAATGGCAGCCGTTGTAGCAGCTGAAACCGCCGTATTAAGAGCGGTGTGGAAGATGTCAGCGTAGGGGCGCATTGTACGTTTGAACGACAAGGAGGCACTTTCAGTGGTGCTCTTAACCAGGTCTGAACTAACGACACCCATCTTACTCTTTAATCTAGCTTCAACTTTTGACTGGGGCTGGAATACTACGGGCTCTTTTTCTTTCTTTGGCGGTGGAGGGCTATTAGTGACCATAGGAATTATACGACCGCAACCAGCATAGTGGAAATCTAAGCTCCGTGGGATTGTAGGCACTGGTATAGTAACACCACAGCCCAATCGGGCCTCCACTGAGATTTTCTCTTTCTTAGACTGAAGGGCAACTTGATCATGTGGGAGAGCCAACTCCGGGTCCAGAAATTGTGCTGTAGCGAACACATTAGCGGAACCCACATTGCCCATGACATCCTTTAGGGGATTGAGGACAACAAGATAAAACCGTCCCATAGCAAAAGGTGCGGCTTCATCTGTGTCCATCATACGCCCAGGATAAATAAAAGGAACATCGAGAACAGCGGCTTCACTAGCAGCAGCAGAAATTAGCACGTGGGGATAGCCACTAGCTTGGAAAATATTTGTGAACTTCGTTTGGTAACGCTCATCAGCAGGATTCGGCACGTAAAACAGCATAAGCTTACCGTACAGGAAAGAACTAGCCGATATACGAATGGACATTCTAATACCAGCCCTAAAGTAAGCAAAAGAATGTATCTTTTCCCTAATATAAGGTTTGGTGAAGAGAGACCCGGGAAAATCAAAGTAGGCCACTTGAGTACCAGCTGCAGCAGCAGTGGTCCAAGTGAACAAACCTAAGTCTGATTCACGAGAAAGGGAGTGGTCCATAGAAAATACTTCAGCGTTAAAGCCTCGATGCATATCTTGTAGCATCTCACTATTAGTTGATGATGAGACGATTGGTGCAGAGTCTGAATAGCCACCTAGCTGGACAGCCTGGGTTTCTTCAGATGTGTTGACCGCTTTAGCAGTCTGGTCTTCATTGCGTGACGTAATAGTCGACGCGTAAATTTTTGGTTCAGCAGAAAAACTCCAAAAAGGTTTATAGACTCTCGTCTTTATATCAGTTTTACTTTGCAAGGTAACTGAAATGACCTTGGGGTCGCGTTTGTAGTACATGCTAGAAACATGTTCAGAATAAGGCAACGCAACCTTACTCAGGCTATCAAATAGCTCGGGACGTTTCGATCTAACGGCACTAAGGAACCGTATGCAATAATTGCGATAGGCTTCAGCTCCATAATGCGAGATCTCGCGAAACATTGATGCACAACCATCGATTAAGACGGAGCGCTCGTTATCCCCTTGATAATAACATGGAATATCTTCTATAATATCCATGGACAAAGGGGCACGCATGAAACCATCACTATCTATAAAGAATGCTCTACCCAAATACCTAATTGAAAACAGGGTATCTGTGGAAAGTGTAGCTACTTTAGAAAAGTGGGTGTATTCCATGCCAAATCTACTCTTGAAAAAGGGAGCTAGCGTGTTACACGTTATACCTGGGCTATCAATAGCCAAAACATTATCGTCGCCATAAACAGCTAGCTCGAAAGACGAGGGACTAAGATGTAAGTCCTCCATCAAAATTGTTGCACACATAATTATATTACAAAAAGAATTATATATGCTTGTGATTGGGTTTCCCGATGGGTTACCATCTGATACTTGGTAAATCGCAGTGTAACATATGTGCTTAGCACTCCAGATGTGCTCTAACAACAACAAACGCGCACGAGAATTCTCGGGACCATCATCATACCAATCATTCACAAAACGTGCAAATTTCACACCTACAAACTTGGGTAACATACCATCATAGTTTGAAAAATCACCGGCAACGATAGAGCTACCTTTTGAATTCAAACGATTGAAGAGTGCTCGCCATTGTACAGAATCTGGCGCAATACCAACGCTAACGGGGTGGGAGTGAGCTTTAGATTGAACACTTACAACAAAATCCAGGAAAAATGCGCGAACCAAAATTAGAAAGTTTAGCGGGCAAGTAGAAAATAATCTCGTCTTACCAGCTTCAACTTTCTCCCTAAGGCGCAGCTCATCTTTAAGCGTTGCGGCCCAAAGAACATCTATCTGTTCACCTCGCAACAAGCTAGCCATATCCCTCTCTATTTCGACCCGTGTCGAGGGAAGAAATTGAAGAATCTGGTTGTCATCACGGTATATGAAAGGTTCCTTACCTTTAGAACCTGTATGTTTCTTGGTGTAAGGGTAACCAGGTGATGTGCCCAATTTAATAGGCAAACTATCCTCGTTGTCAGTACCACGTAAAGCCTCATCTAGTGTTAAGACACGGGCTTCACAATCCTTTGGATACAAGTATCTAAGGTAGTCCATAACAGTCTCAGGGATCTCAGTAGCCACTGTGAAACCTTGATGCTGCTTACGCATAGCGACAAACATAGGATTAACTTTCTCACCATCCGCATTCGTAAAAGTTGACAAATGAGCCGGGCATTTATGTGGGTGCCTGTCATGCCATTTAAAAAGTTTCGACGGATGCAAACGTGATACTTGAGGAGGATAATGAGACATCTCAGCGGTGACGTGTTTCAAAGCTACGTGAGGAAATCCGAGTAAATGACCTGGATCCAGTTCGCGAATAACTTCGTCAACAGCTTCCTTGAAGAGAATCATAGCCAAGCCAATTTGTCGTTTTCCAGTGCGCATAGAACCTAAGTGCATACCATAAAATAAGGGTTTACCTTGTGACATACTAGCTGTTACTATCCCACCTGAATCTCCTTCTTGTGTCGTAAGATCATAAGTGACTGGAAAATCGAGCGTGATTTGATCACCCAAACAAGTGTACCTAACTGGATCATTGTAGTCTGACTTTTGAGTGTCTCTTATTTTTACATCGAGATTCTCATCAAGTGTGATCAAACTCATAGGTGTGGTGGTTTCCAAAAGTTCTAGATCATCAATACCGGGCAAATATCTATATGCACTACCTCCCGGCTTAATGTCAGGTGGTAATTTAAACACAACAAAATCTCCTCCTGTCGGACGAATACCCGCTGGCCAGGGAATCGTATGGTATGCACCGCCTATAATCACATTAAGCGATGTCGTGTTTGCCACTGCGTGTTTATAATAAAAATGCGCAGGTGTGCAAACATACCTATCTCTCAAATGAATAGCAAGACATGTCTCATTAACGTAATTACCGTCTTCAGCAGGATAACAAGTCGAAACAGAAAACAAACTCGTACTGACATTATTATTCAAGGCTCTATGATAATTCTCAATACTAGATTCAGGTTTAACATCGATCTTTGCATAATATGCGGCTTTACGAGAAAAATTTGGTCTGGCCATTCTCTTACCTGTTTTAACACCTTGATCAAAAGATTGCGTCTCCACAACCTCAGGATAGAAGAAACTGAATAGATCCTTAGCTTTCAATAAGGTCACCAGGACAACAAAGAGGCCTATGAATAAGCTAATTGCTGTAGTAGTGGTAAACATTGAAGAATTCTGCAGAGATGTACTAAGCTCTCTAATAAACAAAATGGGGTCTAAAGTTTTATAGGAAAAAGCCTGTAGCTCTATTGCTGCTTCTGTATCAACACCTTCGAAAATGTTAGCTATATCTGTTTGATTCATAGCATAAGCAGATATCTGACGTTCTTGTTCTTGGCGACACTGACGCAGCAAAATAGCCAACTGTTTAACAGTGATAACCTTATCAATAAACTCGGGTTTAAAATCGCACTTGTGAACAATGAACGTATTTGAGGCTAAATCATTACCAATAACTTCTTCTCGGTGGACGACAATATGAAAGCGTCTGAGCATAGCCTTATCATCTGTTAAACCGACTTGCCACTCAGTATTGCGGATACCTCGATTAGCAATGTTGGTGGTACCAAAGATATACTGTGAGTCGAAGAAACAAGCTCCCTTTTCAGCAAAAGCCATATTCAAAGAAAATGGCACATTGTTAACCATATCAATGATTGCACTGGCTTGAACCGCACGGTCCGACACATCCACAACTTTAAAAAGATCGTCCATAACACAATACTTTTGGTGAGCGTAACCTTCCCAGTATTCGCTCCCACTATATGTGTACGTTTTACCCTCAGAGTACTCCTCACCGTCAAAATGGTCGATACTGCGTTTGAGAAAGTTTATTGCTGATGATTTACCTACTTTAGGAGGACCTGTAAATAAAATGAATAAAGGTTCTTTGCGAGTACCTACACCACGCAATAAGTCAACAGCTGCTCGGGCTTGAACATTAAGTTTTGCCATTTGTGTGGCAAAACGCGTTCGGCAATACGAATGCATCTCTACCATCTTAGGATCATCAAGCAACAAATTACCTTCAGAGCAGACTTTAATTGTTTTCAATAACAACGCACGGTCCGCCTTAGAATCTTCAGTTATATTAAGTTTGTCAACGAAAGCTGAGATCTCCAACATATTTGCAAGGTGTGATTGATAACCCTTATCTAACGGATCAAAACCGAACACAAGACGTAATAGAGTTAGAGCGACTGTGGTTAGCGTACTCATCATCTTATCGTCCTTCTTACTCTGATTCTGTAGGAACGTAAATCTAGCATTTGCAGAACGAACATCCTCGTCACGAATATGTGACATACCCGCTTCTCTAAAATAAGTAGTGAATAAGGAAACCATATCAAAAATCTCTTTACTCTCTGGCCTAAATTCTGTAGAGGTAGCAGCAGCACTGTGTGGATCACTAAGATGTGTTGGGAACGGCATAGATCTAGGTACATCTTGCTGTTGTGCGTCTTCGGCAAAGGATTCCTCTTCAGCTCTGAAATCTTCTGATCTACCACGCTTATCGGTCAAGAATTGCCTAAGGTTACTAGGGCTCATCATAATTTTCCTCATAAAAGCAGGGCGCGTGAAGAGAAAATTAGTGAGCCACATAGTAGCATCAAACTTCTGACCTTTGGAAAAGTAATAACAGGCATGCACTATAGATTTGACTTCTAGGAAGACAGGTTGATACTTCTCTGACAAAACTTCTTTAAGAGGATTTGACAAATAAGTAAACCATTCTTCAACCTCATCTTTAACTGTAGCTGCTTTCCTCCACACGGCGAAAGTGGTTGTCGCCGCAGTTATGAACTCGGAAAAGTACATAATAATGCAGGAAAACCACACTCCAAGGAAAATAGGAAGAGGCCGGAAATAAGTTGAAAAACGAGATTGTGGCTGGAAAATAGGAATATGACGAGATTGTAGAGTAACTTCAATGTCGGAAAAGTCGTTCTGTTGAGAAAACTTAGTATCTCGCGCAGCTGATCGCTCAGTCTCACGTCTATAAACTTTCTCAGCATTATGACCCGTCATTATTTTATCCTTCATCATCTCACGATCCAAAAATGCGTGGTGCCTACGGTATACTAAATCAGTTATGAAATCTTTGGAAAAGCCTTGTAAAAACATAAGCTGTATCTCTGGGGTTCTCATAATATTACGAAACTCTTCTTTACGATTATCATAAATAGTGTGTATTTCTTTTCTAGAGAGTTCACCCATTTCCATGTACTTTCGTACATATGTCAGAATTCGACCCTGAAGAGTTGACAACATCACTCGAAACTGTGTGAAGAAAATCTTTCCATCTCCGATACCATAATAAAAAATTTCTGGAGGGATATAAGGCAAAGCCCAAGCCAGTTTGGCAACTGGTGGTCGAACTTTAGCCTCACATTCACGCCACAAATACATCTTTTTCCGGAAAATATCCAGCACTTCTTCATGAGTACGACCAGTTTTGGACGTACGAACAATCGATTTAATGATCATCGGAAACAACATCTTATTCTTGGTCTCTAATTTAGAGAAGTAATCGAAAAGCTCGTTAGGTCCTTCATTAAGGGTGAGAGTGGCTGGCTTAACAACACCTTTACGGGTGGTCGTAGTTTTAAACAAATCCGGATTAAACGTATCACAATAGATTTCTACTTCCTTTACGGTCGTATAATCAATGGGTAGGTCATAAACGACATCCCTCGTGAACGTCGCAACCGGAACATCCGCGTACACATCATAAATAATTTCTCTGAGTTCTTCATGATTAGCAGAATCCTGATATTCAGTCACTACAGCCGACAGACGGCGCAATAAATCTTTGTACCGAAGGCGGTCGTTACTATTTTTGACTGTAGAATCTGGATCCCATTTTGCAATAGCACCTGCTATTGCTGGAATATCTTTAATGCGCATATGCGCAAAAACTTGCGGTAAAGTCTTACCACGCCATCCATGGGGAAACAATGGATCTTCCTCACTGCAAAGCTCTTCATCTCGGTCTTCATCATGAGACAACAACGAATTATCATAGATGATCGGAGAAGTAGGAGCCTCAATGAGCTCAGCTACATACTTCTTCTTGTATTTAGCTTTATCTATTTTACTCTGCAGTTTCCCAGCGCGCCGTATAGGCTCGCCTAATTGATTGGTTTTACGAGATTGCAATATTACTTCAACCTCCGCTTCAGTTTTAGGAGAACAAAAATAAGCACAAATAAATGCCAATAATGCTATCGTAAAAATATTGAAATACGAACGAAAATAAACAAGAAACCTAGCCCGGCCAACAACGTGTTGGAAAAATTTAAGCGAAACTAAATGAACAACTACAAAAACACAAATACCATAAATCAAATTATATACAGGCTCAAGAGAAAAGTGTTTTATAGAATAAAAACCCAAAATTTCATTTAGAACTCGCTGCGGAATCGCAATAGCATCTAAGACAAAAGCTTTAGTTCCATCTACAAAACCATAAATACATACAAAAACAACAAATTGGAAAAAATACAAAGGAATTACAATCATTGGAAAAATATAAACAAGAAAGAAACTTAATATTATAAACAACGTTTCTCCCACTGCACGAAAAGGTGCAACGAAACGACTATTAAACAAACGACGAACTACACGCATTGGGTTTGAGATGTCTCCACTGGTCACTACAACGCCATGTTTTACGAAAACAAGCAAAATCGTAAGCTGTACTTGGTTTGCGAACATATATGAAGGATAGGAAATTTGGCTCCTAATATATGTGGCTAAGACTATGAATAAAATACACGATGACAGCTTGGTACTCATACTCTTATAAACTAACACTATTAAAGGGATTGGTTGGTGGGCACGAAAGAACATAGGCAAAAGAAACAAGATGCAATACCTTAGTAAATGCAACGAGAATAAAAATTTGCAAATGGAGATATAAAATATATTTGGAAAAGAAAATGGTAGAGTGCTAGCATAAGTTGTCAAACTTAATGAGCTATAGCTAACACCCTCCCGATCTACG